TAGTCGTAAGACTAACCAGAAGAAGCCCGTTCTGGACCCCTTCCTTTCGGCATTAGTTTGCCATGAGCATGCTTTTGCAAGTGAGGTCCCTTGAGCAATAGAATTCCTTCGGGAGGGATCGCCTGATCGCCTCCATTCAACCGGGAATCAATACCGGCGAGATGGGTCTATTGTGTACAAGGGTACAGCTCCGATTTGAAGTTGGGTTAACCCCCGGTGAGGTGGTGCACACCCGTGCACCTCGAGTCTCCTGGAAGAGACTCTTATTTAGGGGATCGTAAGACGATCCCTTCGTGGTATGGAGGATGTCGCCTCCTTAAATCAGCGTCGCTACGCTTAGCCTAAGAAGGGTGAGTCGGGGTGATTCACCTAGATATGAGTTCTGCTTTACAGAGACTCTCTCAGTCTAATCCACTGACCCCCGCCTCAGGGGCGCCTACGGCCCTTCCCTTGTGGAAGCATACCGAGCGGTCAAACGGATTAATTCTCCAAAAAGAAAATTAATCATGCTAAACCTACTTGTCCGTCTTTTGACGATGACTCGCCAAAGTAAGATAAGAGGAGCAGCACGCTTGACTAGGCGGCTGAGTCTAACGACTCAGCAACGGCTAATCGGATTATGCGTAAGCATCGTCCGGTTAGCAGTCGGAGGAATGACTAGAGATAGGCTCAGAGCTATCTATATTTTCACTAAGGTAGTGATCCGATTGCAGCGGTCTCGGGGCCAGAAGGGTCTGGTCCTGTGGCTCAAAGCGGCCAATATCTGTCTCATGACAGCTACTGGCGGTTCTCCGAAGTCGGACAGTCGGGACGTTGGCGCCTTCGTGGCGTTATCTCGGAGCGGGCTCCCTAGGATTATACCTAGTGGGCACCGCCTTCGGATACGTCGCGGCGACGACCAACTGCTCCGGCTGTGGTTAAGTCTTTTCGGCCTGTTCCGGGTTCTTAAATACCCAGCAGACGTGAAGACAGAAACCATTACTCGTCCTGGAGTACACTTATCTGTTGCTTTTGTTTCTTCCTGGGAGACCTGGTTATCCAACCATTTCTTCAAAGGGCTACAATCGGTTACTGATGAGTGCTACAAAGGGATGAATCCTGCACGATTACCTGCACCCGATCTCCTCGGCATCGCCCAGAGCGGGGCTTGCTCCAAACCCTTGCAAAGTTCGTTTTCGGCAAGAGCTTGGGCAGCCTACGTTTGGGTGACCGGAGCAATGCATGTACCAGGCCCTAAGCATAAGGGCTGCTCTCCTCCACCCAATTGGGGGGAGAGCCTTCCGTGGTACCTTCATTACTGCGATCAGTACGAGGGAACCCAATCTCTTTGGCGGAAGATGGAGGCGGTTGCGTCATATGACCCAACCGGGTATCCATTCGCTGGGAGATTGGCAACCAAGTTAGAGGCCGCAGGTAAGGTTAGGGTGTTTGCCATGGTAGACTACTGGACTCAGGTGGCCTTGAAGCCTCTGCACGACACGATCTTCGACTTGCTAAGGGAAATACCTCAGGACGGGACGTTTGACCAGCATAAGCCGGTTAAGGCGCTGATCAAACGTTGCCGTTCGGGGTATTTAGCAAGTTTCGATCTGTCGGCAGCGACTGATAGATTACCAGTGCTGGTTCAGCAGTCTATCCTGGCGGTGATGTTTAACGCCAACTTCGCTCAGGCGTGGAAGTCCCTGTTGGTAGATCGCGAATACGCGATTCTACCATCGGTTCGAGATAGGCCGACCGATCCGATTCATCTTTATGATAAGTCGGCTCGGTATCGGTACGCTGTCGGCCAGCCCATGGGGGCTTACTCGTCTTGGGCGATGTTGGCTCTAACGCATCACGCGATCGTGCAGTTTGCTGCCTTCAGAGCAGGTATAGATGGCTGGTTCCGGGACTACGCTGTCCTCGGTGACGACATCATCATTGGGAACGAAGATGTCGCGAACCACTACCTGAGGGTGATGGAGATCCTGGGCGTAGAGATTGGCCTAGCAAAGTCCCTGATTAGTACCAACAAATCAGGTGAGTTTGCGAAGCGATTCTATCGCTCAGGTGTGGACGTCACAGGGCTACCATGGAACTTGTGGCTCATGTCTCAGCAATCGCTGAGTGCATGCGTCGCAATGTGCCAATGGTTGGCTCTGGGATGGACACCCTCATTATCTCAGGCGATGGCAGCATTCGGGGTGGGGATGAAGAATATGGCCCGTCTCGGGTCCACTTGGGAAACCCTTCCCAAGCGGCTCGCGGCGCTCATAGTCATCATTACACACCCTGATTCTAAAACTGCCTTTTCTAAGACTAATTGGCTAGAGTGGGTTGGCTCTCGTGGTCCCTCTCTCCCTCAAATCTGGGGGGGAGAGGCTTCGACATGGGTTACTCCCTGGATGGACTCTTTAGTAGAGTTAACCAACCAGTGTGAGGAAGTCTTTGATCGTCGATGTAGAGATGTATTCTTTTCAGAGTATACGTCATCTACTGATCCCGTTATCCAGTCTGTTTTAACCAAGACCAACGCCGAACTAGTAACCTTAGAAAGGCGGATTCAGGTAGTCCGGGATACCATAACTCATTTTAATCGGCTCGGAATCTCGTTACAGGCGCGGCAGATCTCTGCCGTTATGTATCAACATATACGTATGTTGGAGAATTCAGTGGCTCGGATCCCGCTCTCTATCGCGGAGCTCAGTCGAGCCCGTGAGAGAGAGTTGGAACCCCGATTCACTGATCTCTATCGCCTTTGGAAACGGATCCGAGTCCGAGGGTCAAATACATTCGGGCTGGGGATCCCGGAAGGGATCCCACGTGTCCGTCCGGTTTCTGCTCCTTATCCAAAGGAACTAGAGATCGATTAGGGCGGCCGGCCTTGGCGGTCTACGCTTCCTCCACTGTCACCTACTGTTGGTGAGGTAATGGCTTACCAGGTATCTGATAAGTGGAAGCGCCCGTCAAGGTCCGTTACCGTTACGTCGGTCTCGACCTTCTTTCCCAATCCCTGGGATAGGTAAGGATCGGTTATCCATATGTCTGGAGTGATCCAGGCATCACTGGCCCTCTTCTGGTGAGGGGAGGTGCCGGCGGTCGTGGAAACCTAGTTCGGTGTATTTGACAAAGAATGGGGGGCATGACCTATCTCACCTTCAGGCTCGTCACCTGATGGTCCTCTAGAAGTAGAGGCTAATTTCCTCCAACGCACTCCTACCCGCCCTTCGATTGAGGGTAACCCCCAATATGGTCGAAGTTGCGGTGGGATTAAAAGATAGTGAGCATGTTTCAGCTCTGTCAGGACCGGGAAACCTGAGTGCAG